CCCGTTGATGATGTCGCCGGCGCTGGTCATTCGTCAGTCTTCCTGCTTTGCGCGGGGGCGTCCGCGCCGCTTTGGTGCCGCCATCTCGTTGACGATCTCATCCTCGTCATCGTCCGTCACCACAGATGACGTAAGTACATCATAGCGTTCCCAGCCATCCATTGCATCCAAAATCGCTTCCTCGTTGGAGATCGCAACCTTGGCGCCGTGCGTCGGGTGAACCATATAAATGACGGTCATAAGAAATCCTTAAAATGGGCGGCCCGAAGGCCGCCCACTTCGTTAGGCGCAGTGGATCAGCGCAAAGTTGATCTCAACTGCTTCCGACAGCGAACCGCCGGAAATGTTACGCAAACTGATGCTAACCGAACCGGCTGCCAGCGCGTTCGCAAACACGTTGTACGAGCCGGGGGTAGCCTGACCACCAGAGATCGTGAGGATCACGGTGTCGTTGGCCGAGATCAGGCTGTTGTTCAGCGTGAACGTGGCGTTGGTGGCCGTGGCCAACGAAGCGTTGTTCATGGTAATGCGACCAGCCGACTTGTTCAGCGTCACCGCCGTGCTTTTGCTGGTCAACTGCGTGACGGTGCCTTGAGCGGCGGCGGTGTAGCCAAGTTGTTCATGGCTCAGGACGAACTGAGCGCCGACGATGTCTTGGTCAAGGAAGGCAACGCCGATGGATTTGGTGTTCGCCATTGTCTGTCTCCTGAAAAGGTAGCCCCGACCCGAAGGCCGGGGCTAACCAATTACGCTACGCGGTAAAGCGTCCAAGCGCCCACGTCCGACTTGCGGGCAACCATAGCCGCGCCGGTCGTGACTGGGATGGTCATGGTCAGCGAACCCGACACAGTCCAGCCGGTGCCAGCAGCGATGATCGCGGTGCCGGACGACGTGCCGAGGTTGACAACAGAGAACGTGAAGGACGTGCCAACTTTGTCCGAGTTGGACAGAGTGGCTTCCAGCAGCGCCACGGTCGGCAGCGTGTAGGTCTGTGCCGTAGTGGCGCCGCTGCCAACCAGCAGGATGCCGTTCAGCACTTGGGCCGCAGTCAGAGTTGCAGTCGAAGCAACCGAAAGCGGAAGCGGGATTGCGTCGATAAGCGGTTCGTTCAGGTTGCCATCGCCGACCTGATAACCACCGCCGCCATTGGGGAGAGCCATTGTAGAATCCTTTCAAAAGAGGTGGCCCCCGGCGAACCGGGGGCCGGTTTCAGGTTAGCCCCAGATGCGGCAAGCCATCTGCGGACGGATCGTGCTGTAGCCATACAGAACGTCGATGCGGCAAGGCATACGGTCGTTGTTGATGTCGTACTGACGAACGATACGCAGGCTGATGCCGTTATGCACCTGACGCGACGCCATATCGACACCCTGCGGCAGCAGAAGGTCGGCGGTGGCGAAGGTGATGGCGTCCTTGTGGTACACCAGGTTCTGAGCGTACTGGGTGCTGGCGGCGCCCACGAACACGACAGCCTGCGAAGTGGCCGGCAGCGAGTTGACAGTGGCCAGCGCGTTGGAAGCCGAGTAGATCGGGGCAACAGTGATGTTGCCTTCGCCCGAGCTACCCAACGTGACGTTGGCCAGAGCGACGAACTGGAACAGCGAACCAGTGCTTTCACGGGTCTGCGGGTTCACAGCGAAGCAACCGTTCACGGTGAACACGTCACCAGCACGGACGGTAGTTGATGCACCAGCGCCGGTGATGGCGATGGTGGTGGCGCCTTCAGCCGTAACAGCCGCCGAGGTCGTGCCGCCGGTGGCGGTACGCGAACCAGTGGTGTGCTGCTTGATCGACTGCGACATGTTGATTTCGTCGAAACCAAGCACGCCCGTACCCATCATGCCGTTCTTGAACTGCTTGCTGATGGTGTCGGTCGGGTTGAACAGGCCCTTCATGCCTTCAACCAGGCCAGCGTTGGCAGCCGGGTTGACCGTCGCGTAGCGCGGCGACATCACGGCAGCGTTTTCGTTCAGCTTCTGCTGGGCCTGAAGCAGAACCAGCGAAGTGGACGGGGTGGTGCCGGGGGTGCCGACCGTGTTGCCAATGGTGGCGTAGGCGTTGGCCACGTCAGCGTCGATGCTGGAGGCAAGCTGCGAGATACGCGGCTTCAGCACGCGCTCTGCGAAGTCGTCCAACTGCATCGTCAGTTCGGCGGTCGTGAAGTTCACGCCGATGTGCTTCTGGTTGGCAACGGTCAGCGTGGTGAACTGTTCGTTGTCATCCTGCACCTGAAGGGCAGCGCCGTCCGTAACCAGAGCGCGGTCGGGCAGACGAATACGCAGGGTCGAACCGATCTTGGCACCTTCGACAGCGAAGCTGTCGTCGTACTGACGGTTGACGTTGCGGGTGAGCACGAGGTTGTTCTCAAGGATTTCGAGAGCCTTCCGCGTGATCATGTCGATAGTAAGAATCGAGTTAGCCATGGTGGTAGTCCCAAATTAACGGTTGCGTTGTGCCTCGTACTTCTTGATCTGCCTCATCCGTTCCGCTTCGATCCATTCCGACGTACTCATCGACTTGGTCGAACGAGGGTCGGTCGTATCATACGACGGCGCGCCAGAAGCGCGGGCTGTGACAGGTGCAATCGGTGCCGGGGCGGTTGAAGTCTTTCTAACCGGCGGGCTTGAGGCCATGCCGGCTTCAAGTTTTCCGATCTCTTTAGCCTGCAAGATGGGCGGCAGCCGGGCAATGCGATCCGCTTCCTTCGGGTTGGAACCGAGCCAATACAGGACATCGGGGCCAATGTCGGACGCTTGGATGCTTTGCGCCATTGTCTCCGTGACGGACAGGTTGGGGTTGTAAGCGACTTGTTCAAAGTCGTCGTACCGATCCCGCGCTAACTCCTCACGGTCGTGGTAGCCTTCGAGCAATGCCTGCTGCTGCTTGGCGGTTTCCCGCCTTGCCAACAATTCCTCCGCTTTACGTTCGGCCAAAGCCTCTGCGTAATCTTCGTAGGTGTTGAACTGGTCGGCGCTTAGATCAGAAGGCGGGGCTGCCGCTTTCTGCGCTTGAGCCATTTCCAGTCGCTGGGCTTGCTCACGCTCCCACTTACGCTGTTCCCTTGCAAGCCGCTTGCCGACGATTGCGTCCAGTTCCTCCTGGGAGAAGGTCTTAGATGCTTCCTGTTCGACAGGCGTTTCCGGCGTCGTGTTTTCTTCGGGCTGGATTGCTGCCGTGGCTTCCAGTTCCGGCGCGGAGGCATCCGCTTCAGTTGGGACATTCTCGTCCATGTATAACCCCTATGGAGTTCCCGGTGAGCCTCGCCGGTACGGTCGGTGCCCAAACTACACTATTTGGTGTAGCGGAGCAATGTAGCTTTATTAGGTAAAAGCGCGGACAACAACCGACGCAAAGCCGCCCCCTAAACCCCAAAATGTTAAATCAACCCACGGGTCTCGCTTGGCAAAATGCGGAGGGATTTCTGCAAGCGTAATGCGAGAGCCGCCAGCTTCTGTCAGTTCTCTGATTAGGCCAATAACCGCGCCGGCCACAAACCCCCCGACAAAACCGCCCAGCGCAAACAGCGTAAGGATAGCAGCCCCTACCGTAAAATGGGCGATTTGGTCTGTGACGTGCGGGTAAAATTTCACAACGTGCCCCTGTGTTACACTATCTCGTAAGAGCCTGCAAAACTAATAGCGGCGCCCGCAGCGCCTGGATAAAGACCATTGTAGGTCAATATTGACGCAATGCTACTTGCTGATTCTATATAGGCCGTAAGTGCTGCGCTTGTAACAGCGCGTTCACGTCCGGGAAGAATTGTACCGCCAAGAGTCATTCCGATAGTTGCAGCAGGAAGCGAAACTCTAAGTGCACCTGCACCCGTGCCGTTGTTGGTTATCTCAACGTTGACGTTAACTGTAATCAACTTGCCGCGCTTAATGTACTTACCTTCGGCAGTGTATGCCGTGATAGTTCCAGAGCTTGCGGTTACGGTTGGGGTGTACGCAACCCAAGCGTTTTCAGGCAACTCAGTGGTGTTGTAGATGATGCCGATCTCAGCGCCGACTTCGAGGGTAGGGTCGGGTGTACCG